CGTATGAAGAAGCAGAGTAGTCTCCGTCTACTTCAGTAACACGCCAGTGTGCAACAGTGACACCACCGTCTGATAGGTTTCGCTCAAGGTTTGCGATTGTCCATGTAGCCATTGTTATGCTCCGAATACTGCGTTGCAGATAGCTTGCACGTTAGAAGGCTCTGATGAGTAGTCGTCTCCAGAGTTAATTACGTGACGGTGATAAGACTGAGAAATGACAGCGTCATCCTCAAGTACCTTAGTAGCAGTACGTACTTGAACGACAGAGCCGTCCTCTGTAGCTACTACTTCGATTTTGTCTGCTGTTACTTCTTTAGTTAGTGACATTGTTGTCTCCTGTTAGTCCAGCCCCAGAGTCCACTGAGGCTATAGGGTTAAGCTTATGCTCGGTAAGTTATTGTTACAAATAAAGTAAATGCGGTATCGTCAGCAAGTGTTTGAACATCCCAAGCTAGGTTGTCTCCAACAGCATACAACTGAACAAATTCTTGATTTTGAGTAAATGCAACTAAACTAGCTCCCGATCCATAGTTGAGGTTTTGATCCATAACCACGCCTACTGCATTTGTATTTGAGCTAAAAGGTAGGCTAATTCTAATGTTGCCAGCTCCATCGTGGGCCGTCATGTTTACAGCAAAAGAACAAGTAACTACTTGCCCTACTTTAGTATATGTCCCGCTCTGTGAAGAGTACGTTCCAGTTCCAGCGGTAGTGCTACCTGTAACTACAGGAGTAAACGTCCCTTCTTCATAGTCATCCAGCCTATTGTTGACTCCAACACCGCCAAGCTCAATACCTGCAATACCACCAGAAGCAGTAATAACCCTAGAGCTTGTTACATTAAAACGTGTTGTCGACGCCGTGCTGTCAAAGATTGTGAAATCACCGCCGTTGTTTAAACCAAGTGACGCGCCACCGTGACTATTGTTTGCAAACGAAATTCGGCAATTACCGTTAGTTCCTTTGTTTTCAAGGTAAAGAGGAATGTTGTTGTTAGTACCGACAATGGACGTGAAGCCATCACCGGTTATTTGAGTGCCTACATTGGTGGTTCCGGTAGAAATCTTACCAACCAGCAAGTTGCCGCTGGCATCGATGCGTATACGTTCGTTATTAAAACCATCTTTGTCTTGAACAAAGCGCAACACACCATTAGCTGTGTGGTTTATATCCCAGTAGTTACCAAGGGAGTCAGCGCCGCCAGATTCAGCTAGCCGTAAAGTAGCATTTGTTGCTGATTGTGAAAACTCAGAGTCTCGAATGGTTAGTATAGGGTCTGCGCCAACAATTTCTAATAAAGTGTCAGGCGAATCCGTACCGATACCTACGTTGCCGCTAGTATCTATAACAAGCCTGTCAGCATCGGCTGTTTCGTCTTTTATTCTAAACTTGTCGTCACTATTAATTCTTAGAGCATAAGCTTGCGCATCGTTTTGAAGCAAAGCTCTAGCTATACTGTTTGCGCTTGTTGCCCTGATATGTACGTCAGCTAGTGTAGTGCCTCGAACATCTAAGTCAGCATCAGGGCTAGTCGTACCAATACCCAACCGCTCCGCAGAACTATCCCAGAAGAACTTCGCAGTCGTGCCAGTGTCTTCAAAGAAACTAATGTCGCCTGTTGAGTGGTCTATCTGAAACCTTTTAGTAACTGTTCCGGCATCATCAGACAGTGTTCTTATAAAGAACTTTCCACCAGAACTCAGTAGCTGTGAATTTAAATTTGTTATATCGCTTTCAAAAAAATTATATTTTGGAGCAGTACCAGTTTGGTTTACGTTGTTGTTATTAAAAGCGGTCGTACCTTCAACAGTCAAACCATCAGCAGTCACCGTGCCAGTTACGTCGATGCCTGCGGAAGTTGTGGCTAAACGAGCAATATTGTCGTAGTAAGCCGTTACTGCACCGTTGGCTTCAGCCTTTAGCATTTCTTCACTGGTAGCCGTCTGAATCCGCAAAGCGTCAGAAGCTCTGACATACAAACTACCCGTTCCGGTATCAGTTATGAAGCTGTTGTTCCCATTATGATAAATCTGTAGGTCAGAACCAGCACCAAAAACGGCCTTGTCGTTGTCACCAAAGTTAATATCAGCAGATGTAGTCATACCGTCTGTAGTGATAACGCCTGTAACGTCGATGCCTGTGGAGGTTGTGGCTAGTTTGGTTGCGTTATCGTACTTAAGTTGTACAGCACCATTCTCAGCGGCATATACATAAGTCTCTGTTGCCGACGCGTTTGTTAAAGAAATAAAAGAAGAACCTTGAACGTACAGTCCTCCAGTTCCATTATCTTTGATTCTGCTATTAGAACCATCATGGAAAATCTGTAGGTCATTGCCAGCACCAAATTGTGCTTTGTTGTTGTCGCCAAAGTTAACGTCACCTGTAGTGGCAAAGCCGTTGATAGTGTCAATGTAAGCAACACCGTCTACGTACAGGTCATTCCACTCTGCGCCGACTGCTCCTAAGTTATAGGTGTCGTCAGCAGAAGGGAGAAGGTTAGATGCAATGTCTGCCGTAACGGTTACAGTGTCTGAAGCGGCATTGCCCAAAACTGTATTGCCGTTGACAGTAAGCCCGTCAATAGTAACGGTGCCTGTGAATGTGGGATTTGCGGCGTCTGCTTTAGTAGCAATCGCTGTCGAAATGTTATCGAATTCTGTTTCAAACTCCGAACCACGAATGATCTTGCCAGAGTCACCTGACGGCAAGGAATCCTTTGCTTCAAAGTCAGTGGTCTTTGTGTAATTGGACATGGCTAAGTTTCCTCTTGCCTAGCTAAATCAAAAAGAAGAAGGGGGCCATAAAGACCCCCAGAAGGTTCTTATGCAGATGGTACTGCGAGAACGAAACCAGCTTCAGGACGGTACACTTCGACACCGTACAGGCAGTCAGCCGTGTACAGAGTTGAGAGGTATTCCTGCTTGTACTGAGTTTGCGAACGTACAGACATTTGCTCTGCAAGAACGATAGCGTCACGGTGGAACAACATAGCCGCACGAGTGTCTACAGAAGATGCAGTGTTGTCTCCCGCCGCTTCGATAGTTGCACAGTTAGCTGAGACGTAAACGTCTACACCGTAAAGGTTACCGATAAGACCAGACTGGACTGACTGACCAGATACGAAGTCAGAAGACACGTAGCGGTCGATGCCCATGATGGCGTTACGGGTTGCAGGTGGGATAACAAGTACACGATCTTCCATTGGGACGTTGTTGTCGTCCAACTTCTGGATCATGTCACGGAAGAACGCGTCAGTGAACTCGTCGCCAGCTACAAGAGTGTCGTCGGTGTACTGAGTAGTTGTACCGTTGTCGTTAAAGAAACAACCAGTGTGCTGGTAGTCAGTTGGAGCCGCGCCGAATACAACAGCACCGCCGTCACCGAAGCCAGTACCACAAGAGTGGAGGTCGTTGTCGATCTTAGTAGCAAGCGCATAACCAGCGTCTTCAGTGTAGAACTGACGGAGGCTAGAAAGTGCCTGGACTTCTACGATGTCTTCGATGAGACGTGAGTACTCAAAGTGACGATCGATATCTACAGTCAATTCGCCTTCTGTGTTAGCGATGATAGTAACAGCAGTGTCAGCCGCTTTAGCGTTAGCATCTCCACGAACAGGCTTAGGAATGTGAAGCTTGTCGCCCTTCTTGCCAGACATAGTAATCTTCTTAACAAGGGGAGCCATCTTCAGGTTTTTCTGATAAGCGGCGATGATCTCGTCTGACCAAATTTCTGGGATGAACTTGTCAGCTTCAGTCTTCGCCGTATTACCGGCGGCGCCGGGATAAGTTGCAGTAGCCATGTCAAATCTCCTTTAGATTATTTGACTCGACCCTCTGCGTACGCCTGCAAAATCTCAGGTGATAAGGCTTGGTAACGCTCGGGGTCTGTTTTCATAAGTTTAATAATGTCGGCCCTGCGATACGTCTTCTTTCGCGATCCCTCACCACTGCCTCTCGTGTTGCCTGTATTAGCCGCCTTGAGTTGCTGTTTCCGCACCTGCTTTTCAACATTTGCGGTTTGCTGGGCAACTGTCTTGCGTTCTTTCCAAAGAGAGAACAGCTCGTCAGCCGCATCAGCGTTGTACTCTTGGTCAGCTTGTACAAACAACTGAGTCCTAATCTTCGAGGCTTTGATCCAATCTGCAAACTTAGAATCACCAAGGATCTGTTGCATATCGGGATGCTTATTACCCAGAGCCGCTAATGCGGCCTGCTTTTTGTAATCAGCAGTGTACTGCTCCGCCTCTCTGATTTTAGGGTGATTCTCAATAGCACGATTAACGGCGGCTTGAGGATCGGTAAAGTAGTCAATATCACTTTCAGGCTCAACATTGTTCTGTTGAGGTGCTGATTGTGGTTGAGCCGTAATGTACTCATCCACTACCTTTCGAAGCTCACCGACTTCAGAAGAGTGCCGACTCATCACCTTTTCAACTTCTTGGTGCATCTGAACGACTTCTTTCAGAGATTTACCACGGTAACGCTCTGGAATATTGTCGTCAGTATCTTGCTCTTCTACGTCTTGAGTTTGCTCAACCGCTTCGACGACAGATTCCTCTGCCTCTAACGATTCAGTCTCGTTCGCTTCGTTTTCAATGTGTTCTTCATTATCCCCTTCAGGGTGAAGGTCAAGCATTGTTGCTCTAGACATTAATTAAACTCCATTTGGAGATTTACGTTTCCTGCCAGCTTCTTCATGTTCTCGCACCCACTTCATGTGACGACCCGGAAAGTCCCCACTTGAACCGTCGAGTACGCATTTAGGCGCTGACAGCATTTTAGTAGCAGTCAAGCCACAGTCGCACCTACTGACTGTCTCTCCACTACGTACCATCTTTTCAAATATACGACCGCAATCACAGCGGAAATCATATATTTTATACATCTAGCTCTTCCTGAGCTTCTGCCTCGGCTTGGTCTCGCGCCGCAGAAATTGTCCCCTCAAGGTTAATTACTGTAGCTAAAGCGGCAACCTGCCCTTTGCGGTAAAACAATTCTTCCTGATCTTTGACAGTTTGAATGTCTGCTAACTGCTTTGCGTTGTTAGACAGTTCTTCTACTAACTGCTTATAACCATCATGGTTAAATAGCTGATTGTAGTTATCAAAGTACCTCTCAAGTTCAGGTGTCATACATTGTCCTCTCTTTTGTTGATTTGTGCCTTGTAGCACGATTTTATAAAAATGTCAGGCTTTTCGTGATCGAGCCGTCTTTTTTGCAATCTTCTTAGGCTGAGACGAGTGTTGCTTTCCTGCCTTTGTATCCTTTCGTTTCTTGCGTGTAGTCGCCGCATACTCTTTAGCTGACAAGGATTTGATTGCTTTTTCAGGTAAGTATCGCTCGCCTGTGGCCTTTGACCCTTGAGTCGATGGCTTGCCTGACTTAGTACGCCACTTCTGTTTAGTCCATTTCTTCAAAGACTTTTGAGGCTTCTTGAGTGCCATTACTTATAGCCTCCGCCCTTGGCCTTGTATTCCTTGGCTAGCATCTGCGCTTTACGAGCAGACCACTGACCGGGCTTACCACC